TCATCCCTATAGCGATCTATGATGTCGAAGCAGCGGTCATGCCATGTTTCTTCAAACTTACGCGCACGCCTGATCTGATCATTCCAATACGCCGCACGATCAGCCTTTTTGGTCGGCTCACGGTCATATGTATAGGATTCAGCCATTTACAATCTCCAGCCTTGCGGCTTGGTCGCGTGTTCCAGCCCTGCCATCATTTCTTCAACGGTGGGTGGACGCCACGGGTCTTCATCTATTTCTGGCGCTCTGCGCTGCCACGGACGCGCCATGCAGGCATAACGGATTTCGTCAGCCGCGTGGTCTTCCTGCGTCGTGTCGATGTCTTCAAGTCGGTGCTTGTCGTGCGTAAGAACCGGCAGCGTTCTGATGGTGTCAGTACACTCGCTTGAAACATAAAGCATTGGGATACCATCATCACCTATCAGACGCTGGCGCACCTGATCCCAGCCATTGACCCGGCTGTTGTCGGCACGCCGGAACTTGACGCCCATTTTGCTAAGACGCTCACCAATCGATGGCCCACCATCAAATTTCCAGATGCTTGGATCGCCCACGCTGAAATCAATGCGTTCATGGCGCTCACGGCTACGAATACCGGCCCCGACCTCTTCTGCGGTCATTCTGAGCCCGACATTTGGACGCCCTGATGACCCATACCATTCACGGTAGCGAATCAATGCGCCGTCAGGCAGTTCATCGTGATCGTCTGCGACAGCCCACCACCCCACGGAAAAAGGTGATGCGCTGCCCCAGTCAAATGACCTGAACTTTGTCCAGTGTTCAGGAATATCAAACGGCCTGATTACATGCAGATCGCGTTTCCAGACATCGCCAAAGAAGCTGCCAACGACCAAATCCCAGTCACCCTCACGCAGGGCGCGGCCCAGTTCTTCAGGCAGGGCGCTAAAACTGGACGCATATGACGGGTCAATATATTTGTTGTCAGCCATTTTGGCCGGTATGTACATCGTCAACCAGCCCTTGTCGGACGGGTTGTTGGGATCACGCATGGTGTGATCGTAAAAATAACTCTCAGCCGGTGCTGGGTCGATATACAGCGCTTTTAGGAAATTATGGCTCTGGCCGCCAGGGTTGGCCGTCATCACCAAGCGCGGCAAAAACTCTGCCTGCTTGGCCTGAAAGTTGCCCAAGCGCATCCGGCTTTTAATGTAGCCCAACTGATACGGGGTCATCTGCCCCGCCTCATCAACCAGCGCTATATGTATCTCTGTTCCCTGAATACGGTCACAATCACTGTCGCGCTCCAGATACTGGAACTGAATGGTGCTGCCGTTATAAAACTCGTATCGTTTGCGCGTCTCATTGAAGGTGCCAAGTTCTGACGGCATTTCCTTCTTCAACGGCTGTATGTGGTTGCTATCAAGTTCAGGCAGTGAGCGCCTGAAGATGAACGCCTGCAAGCCTGGATTCTCCAAGCAAAAGCCGATGACATCCCAGCGGCCACTATGCGACTTGCCGCCGCCAGCAGCCCCGCCAAACAATATCTGTTTGGCCCTGCACTTATGCAGCAACGCCTGCTTTGGTTGCGGCGTGTAGTCCAGCTTGATCGTCTTCTGGGCCATGCAACCTGAAATCCTGTGATTTTGTAGAAGCGGGCGTGTTTACATAACGCCTTCGTCGTCGCGCGACGGCTGGCCTGGGGGCATGCCACGGGGGCCGTCAGATTCTGTGCCGCCTGTTCAAGGCGGTAACGCATACGCCTGCAATGCACAGCCATGCTGGATCACAGCGCAGGCAGCACATGCTTGTCCCAGCTTTGTCCCAGTTTAGCTACCAGGCGTGACGTCAATCACCTCTGTATCGCCGCCACGCTCGATGTTGATTTGGACCGCTACACCGCCACCTTTCTGGCTGTCAGAGCCAAACTCAGCCCTCTGTGTGCGTTCTAGGTACCAGCTATCGGCACGCCAGTCCTTTTCACCGGCTTTTCCGATCCGGCGCACCCTGAGAGCGACAGCAGCGCTTTCTGCTGCGCGTACCTCAGCACCGAACCCTTCATCATCATTGATCCACCGCAGCAGCGTGCTTTCACTCACGCCTGCGCCTTGCGCTGCATGCTTACGCGGCACGCCATCGCGCAGTAGCTCTAGTGCTGCGCCCTGCTTGTCATCTCTTGCCATTACGGCAGCGCTTGGCTCTGCCACTGCTACTGGTTGCATGGGTGCCATTGGTTGCAATGCAACCTCACTTGGTTGCACATCTGGTTGCAACTGGTTGCGCTTACGCAACTGGCGGCGCACAGCGGTTGTCACTGGCGTATGCTCTACCCAGCCTTCCTTGCTGCACCGCTTCTGTATGGCCTGCCTGGACACGCTGTAATCCTTAGACACAGCGTTAAAACTCTCACCAGCCTTGATGCGTTGCTCTATCTCAGCCCAGTCCACCTGGGCTGGCTGGTACTTCCGCATAATATATCCTGTGATTGTATCGGTCAGCGCCCCGACCGCCTCATCCGCAGTTAGTGACGCTGACCTATAGGATCGCCTGATCCATAATGTCATGCCGCAACCATATGTTGCGCCAGCATATCGAAACGATACCAGATTTCGTGCCTTTGGCAACACCTTTGATATAAAAAATCATCAGATGTGCATCAGACCTCATATCGATACGCCCTTGCCCTATAGTGCAAACGGACCAGCGCATCCATGTATCTGCGTTTGACCACCCTGCCATCTGTGCCTAGCTGCAACAACCTGGCAAGGCGCGTCCACGGAGCCCCTCTTGCCTTGAAGGCAGCACTGTGCGCTACGGCCCAAACCAGCTTGCGGTCATCCTGATCCATCAGAATCGTTAGCTGCATGGCCCGATCATAATCTGTGATTTGTCTGCTGGTTGGCTTTAGGATTGTCTCGCCCTCCTGTGTCCAGCCATAACCGTGCCAGTCCAGCGGATAGTCTGGCCATGATGACAGCTTCTGTTTACGCATGGCCGGCGGCATGCGCCTGTCCGTTTCGGCTGCTGTTAGGAACAGATCATGTAGTCCGTTAACGTCGCTCATGCGCCTTCTCCATCTGTTCAATAAACTGCCGCTGCTGAAACTGGTTCCATTTCCAGTAGCGCTGACGTGCTTCTTTGAACGCCTCTACAGACCAATCTTGCCTGCATCGACGCCAGACCTTGTCCTGCCTTGCAACCCACTTGTCTGCTTTGAATTTGGTGGCGACACACCTGTAATTGAAATTGGTGTGTTTAACAGATTTGCTTATAAGTCGTTGAATCTGTTCAGCTTGCGATTTTGTGCTTGACGGATTTTCGGCCATTGTTAGAATCATCTCTTAGCGCAGGGCTATGCTTCTCAAGCATGGCCTTTTTTGTTTTCACTTTTTAATTCATGTATTCGATAGCCTTCTGGCTTAGCGTCATGGCTTAGTTTAGTAATCACGCTTGTCTGGCGCGGGATTTTGCTGACAGCCAGGCCGCACGCCTGACACACACCATCAATCAATCTGACCTCGCACCGCACGCACTGGCCCAGCTTCTCGCGCTTGGCAAACGTGCCATCACCCTGCTGAATCATGCTGCACGCTCCGCATCTTGCACGGCTATGCCTTGCGCTATGTCTGCCAGCGCGTCACGCAGATAGCCCAGTGTAAGCGTCCCTGGCTGGCCTTGCAGATAGCCTGGCAACGCCAAGTGCGCTCGATCCATGCTGTCAAACCAGCGGCTGCTGTGACGCCTGACCGGCACGCCATACAATTCTGCAATATAGAAAAGACCGCACCCGTCCTGTATCAGGCGGCTGATCTCACGATCTGCATCTACCAAGGCTTCAGTGCGGGTCATAGCCATTTCACCACCGTGTCGCCCTGATGCCCCTTTTCCCAGATGAACCAGGCCAGAGCCATCATGCCGCCAGCACCACCGCTGTAATCGTCACCATTCTTCATCAGGCTTTGTCGGCTTGAGAAAACATGCACACGAACAGGCGGTGTGTGTGCAAAGAATGCCTTGCGTTCAATGCCTTCAAGAAACTGTAGCTTCAACAGCATGGCCACTTTGCGGCTGGCCAACTGCGTGGCATGAGATGCCATTTGCAACGCCAGCTTCCCGTATGGCGGGTTGGTCACGATGTTGTCGCAACCCTGCGTTTCCATCAGGAAATCAACACGGGGCGTGCCGTAACCACGATCAACCAAGTCTGTGCTTTGCACTGTGTACCCAGCGTGTTGCAAAACACGGGAGATGTGACCCTCACCACAGCATGGCTCCCAGATATCGCCCTCAAACTGTTCGACAGACAGCAACGCCTCTGTGCTGGGCGCTGGTGTCGCATAAAAATCGTCCTTTTCACGATCACCGCGTTTGTTGTGGCCGATGATCTTCAAACCGGCTTGTAAAGCTGCGTCATTCATCAGCCACATCCTCTACATAGCCCTGCCCGTCACAGGCAGGACACTCGCCGCTGCGTGTGTCTATGTATCCGCTGCCAGTCCTGTAATCAGGCCGTCCATATTCAATCTCGCAAACGCCCTGGCCCAGACACTGCTGGCACTCCAGCAGTTCTTCCCAAAGCCCAGGGTGGCGCATGACGCGGACAGTGCGCGGTGCATCGAACTGATCCCTATCCACCCTCTGCCTCGCACATCTGCCGTATGATGTCGGCCTG